TCCTCAGATACTTCACCTCCGGCTTCGAGGTTTTTCATCATGTTATACATAACTTCTGCTCCTTTGTCTATATCTCCCTCACCTGCGTTTCTTACAGCGTCAGCCGTAAATACAAATTCATTCTTGGATAGTCTAGCAGGCACATCGTCAGCCCTCTCCATTCTACCCATGTCAACAAAACCACCTGTCTCTCTGTAGTCTTTTTCCTGACCATCCATGTCTATCAATGGCAGGGTCTTTTTGGCTACTGGTTCTGCATCTCCACCTTCTTGATAGCCTGCTCTACCACCAACAGCATAATCTTCATAATTATATGTGCTGCCATCAAAAGCAGCTGCTAAATTTCTTCTTCTTCTAAGTCCATCTATATCTAATCTCATGTCTTCCATATACTTTTTATATGCACTATCATCGTCTTCTTCTTTACCTACACCTAATAGATCTAAGGCAAAAGGTAAACCAAGACCTAAAGTAAGACCTTTACCCAAAGAGAATTTACCACCAGATCCTAAAATACCAGAAAAAGGTACAAGATTATTTTTTGATGCAGGACCTAATAATTTTTCTCCACCAAATAATATATTTTTTGCTCCACCTTTTGTAAAAATATTTCCTAATTTACTTTTTGAAAGAAAACTTGTAGGACTTGTAAAACCCCTAAACATTCCTCCTAAACCTGATCCACCTGCCAGATTACCAAGTGCACCTGCACCTGCGTATAACAATGCAGCTTTACCTATTGGTGACTTAACAACTTTCTTGACAGCTCTTGTTGCCTTCTTAACTAATTTACCTAGGAAGTACATCTGTCTACCTGTTTCAAGGTCCATGATCCCACCTTCAGTAGTATCTCTCATCATACCACCGTCCATGTATCCTGCACGTCCACCGTCTGCAAGACCTGTAAAATCAAATATAGAACCAGCGAATCTTGGAGCTAGTCCACCTAGATTACGTTTTTGTTGTGTTGCTACAGTTTCATCAGCCTTTTTTCCAATAAAACAATACGCAGGTGGGTTAGGTCCTTTACATGGATCAGAAGTATTACTTCTATCATCTCCACCTACCGGCACTTTATTTCTATCTATATAACTTTCAAAATCATCATAAGCAGATTCATCTCCGCCTGCAAATCTAGTTGTAAAATCTTGTATGTTTCTAGCTTCCTCTAAAGTATTAAAAGCTTGAAGACCCGTTTCTGGTCTTACTATATCTGTTGCTAGACCTAAATATCCAGGAGGTTTAGACATCTGTAAACCATAATCGTTAGGTCTGACTCCACCTGTACTTGTAAGAGTTCCGAGTCCTCCTTTAAAATTAGTATTAACTGGGTTAATACTAAAATCATAACCTGGAATGGCATCTGCTTTAAATTGTTCAACAAATTTTGGTTTCTTATCTCTTCCAAATATATCTTTTTTACCTTCATTGATGTTAACCATTTCAGTTAACTCATCCTTAATCTTTCCTGTTTTAGGATCTCTAAATCTATCTTCGTCGTATTCGTATGTTATTTGTCCTGGAGGTCCAAATTCATTTACATTAAATCCTGCCAATTTAGCTGCATCTATTCCAGACATACCTGCAAAAGTTGTTTCATCACCAAAGGGATCAACATATTTTTCTAATTTTTGAAATCTATCAAATGCTGCTTTTTGCATTCGTTTTTTCTTTTTTTCTGCCTTAGTTAATTTTGTTCTTTTTTTTCGAGCTTCTTTTCTTTCTCTGGCTCTTCTCTCTTTATCAGCTTTTTCTTTTGCTTTTCTTCTTTTTTCAGCTTCCGCATCAGCATTATTATATGCTTCTCTTAAATCAGGTCGTGCATCAAAAACTCTTTGAGCATCTCTGTCTGTTATACCTACCCCAGCTCCTCTAGGATTATTATCACTTGCAAAATCTGATGCTGCATCTTTGTAATTATCGTCTCCAAAACCAGCGTCAGCACCATAGTAACCAGGACGTTTTCCATCGGCTCTTGGTTTTACAAGTTGCATTTGTTTATATTGTTGTGCGTTTGTGATTGCCATTATTCTTCGTCCTTGTCAGATGATGCACCGAGAGCCGGTATCTTTGCTACTTTGATTTTTACCGATCTTGTTACATCTTCTTGTGCAGTATCTGTTTCTGGGTTTGCGATATCGTCCTCTGCTTCTTTGTCAGAGCTATATTCGTAATTTGTTTTTTTATTTCTTAAAACTATTTCAGCCTCACACTTGACGACTGGTACTTTCTTACCATCCACCTCTACGTATTCGACCGTTCCTTCTTCTATAAAAGACATATTAATTCCTATTTATTTGTAGCACAGAAAGAACAACATGTAACCTGTCCCCTGTGGCCGCTGTTGCTTTTAATATCTCAGCCTCTTGTATTATAAGGGGTTGTGATAATAACTCAACTGTTTGATTAGCAGAAATAGCCTTTGTTTTAAAGAGATTAAAGACAGATGCTCCTGCTGTTAATGTTAATGTTATGGTATCCGCATTACCAGAATCATCAGAAACCAGTATAGATTTTATTATACTAGTGGTAGCCGACGGTCCTGTATATACCGTTGTTTCACTATTGGTAGTTAGATCTACCTTTGCATTTGTATATATATTAGCCACTTAAAAACCAAGAGATTCTCTCTTGCTCCTGTTTTATTTCATCTAGAAACGTTGAGTTTAATTGTTCTTTCATTAGTGTCAACGATCTATTTATTTGTTTTTGATTTGAAAAATCATATTGTTCTTTTGGTTCAGGTATTCTTACAGTTAACTTTGCCATTATCTTCTACCATCCGGTTGTACATCTAATCTAAATGTGCCAAATCTCCATGACTCACTAGGGTTAACGTTTTCTATTTTTAAACTTACAAATCTACCTCTTGCTCTTGTATCTTTTTTTATTGTGTTAGCGTTTACAGTAAACGGACTATATGTAGATGTTTTAGATGCTTGTTGTGGATATCTTTTTACATCAAGACTTATTTTAGAATTACCCTGCAATGTTTTAAAGTCTGGTATAAATCTTCTAACAGCAAGAAATACCTCTCCTGCAACTTTGGGTCCTGATGCTCTACCTTTTGCATCTCTTTGTCTTTGTTCTAAATCTATATCATAAGACTCGATTGATGATGTAACAGTTGTCGTTGTACCATTTGGATTCACCTGATCTGTGCCAACCTCATGTTCGAAATAAGTTGTCTGACCTAGACCTGATTGTCCAACAACAACAGGAAATGTACCATTTGCAGTAGAATCATATTTTGTTGCATATGGATTTGGATAAGTAGTTGCATCCATCCATGATGTTCTGGCTTCTGTTCCTGTGTACCAAACACCACCCGCTACACCTGGCGATTCACCAAAATTAAATACAACATATTTGTCATTGTAGTCCGAGCTAGAACTAGGATAGTACCATGTTATCTCTGTAAATAGATTGTTAAGACCTGCAGTTACCTGTTGTCCTTTTGTTGTATCAAAGTTATCAAATACAAAATCCTCAACAGTGCAAGGTATTGATTTTACCGTACCATCGTAAAGAAAGAAACCTTTTGGACTTAACCAGAAAGCGGCACCATCTATTTCCACAACAGCATTCTGTCCTATCAATCCACAGTTTGTACCAACCTGTTCTACAGCAAACGTAAAAGGCGATCCGATAAATTTCATTGTATACAATGCATTGTCTGTCCATATAAGAATAACTTCTTTCGCTTTTATAGCTCCGATAATCTTTGTGCCATCTTGTAGTCTTTGTGTTCCTGCTGTGTTTATTGCAGTTGGTGAATATGTATTTATATCTTCTTGATCTGAGAATCTTATAAACATATCGTCTTGTGAATCAGGGGTGCCTATGATTGTTTCTGTACCAAGATGAATCAAGTGTCTTGTTGTTGGTGATATAAGACTGACTCTTGTCTTTGTTGGATTGTTCGTTGTTTCAAAATTACTTGTTGTTGATGATGCACGTGTTGTTAATCTCTGTGATATACCAGAGTTCCATGTAAATGTTTTACCGTTTAATATTGTTGCAACCAATACCTCACCAAAATTACTTAGTGACCATAGTCCAGGTTCTAGTGTAACATCAGATGCAGCTGCTGCCTCACCCCAGTTACCATTACCATATGGGTCCATACCCCAACCATAACCGTAAGTCTGTTCTCTTGGTCCCACTGGCTCGTATGGTTTTATACTTAGACTACCACCTGTCGATACGGTACCACTTGCATTACTAGCTTGATTGATTGTAAATGTTCCTGTTGTTGGCACAGCTATAACTTGAAAATTTTTATCTTCAAAGTCAGCATTTGTAAAACCTGTACCACCAGGTAATGTTACAGAATCTAATTGCACTATATCACCAACAGCTAAACCATGTGCTGCTTTTGTAATTGTGCAGGTCGGTGATCCGTTTGTCGTTGCTATAGTTGCAGATGTCAAAGTTGTTTTAAGAGGTGTAACGTCATATAGTTGACCTTCAAAGTATATAAGTAAAAACTTATCTGTTCCAAGGGCCACGTACCGGTTACCATCGTTATCTACGAATGCGTGCTGTTTCCTAGCAACACCGACTATTGTATCTGTGACTAGTGATGCCCATCCACCAACTTTTTCTGGTAGACCGTATCTGAATCTTACGTTATCCGAATCAACCCAACGGTTTTCAGCACCAGCTTCTGTCTGTTGTTTGTCTATTCCGGGTTTGAATTTATACTCTACGAGAGCCATCAGTAGCTCCTATATTTTAGTTTTGTAAGCCCAGCCTCGTGTCGCATTAACAAACACCAAAGTAAACGCTGCACCGTTTGTATTGACTGTTAGGTTAGAGGCTGCACCCAAAATATTAGAACCGTTTCTGCCGACAGTTAGATTGTTTGATGCAAAGAAATTTTTACTATCTATAAAATGCACTTCATCACCAACAGAAGGTGAAGCAGGTAAATTTATAGTTACTGTTGAAGAACTTGTGTCTACTAATACTTGGTCATCAGCAACAGCTGTATATGTTCCTGTTGTGGTTATGTAACCTTTTCTACGAAGACCTAGATTTATATTTGTGCCATCCGCATAAACCAAAGAAGTTGATGCTACAGGTAAACTTAATCCTGTACCAGATGCTGTTTTGACTGTTAGTGTAAATCTGTTTGCAGATCTATTTGTTGCATCTTCAACAATATATACTCTCTCCACTGAATCAGGAACTGTTACAGTTCTGTTAGCAGCAAGTGTTCCTGTAAGTTTTAGATAAAGATTTTTACCATTTGATACAGCTCCATTAGAGATTGCTAATGTTTGATCAGCTGCTGCCACGTCTATAGATATGTATCCAGACGATGCCTGTTCTAG